TTTGCTATTGCTGCATTTGCATTTGTAGTGACCGCGGTGGACAATACACCTGTAATTCCAGTTACATCACCATTACCGTCTTGTGAAAATACTGCTTCTAGCTTATCTAAGTCACTTGCGACTGCTCCGGCAGCTGATGTAGCTGTACTACTGATGCTTGTTGACAGTGCATTTGCTACTCCATTGATATCTGTACCCGAAAATGTAAATTGGGACTCTAATTCTGTTATTTTACTAGCACTAGAAGTGATATTTGTTGCATTTGTAGCAATATTTGTGTTTGCAGTAGCTATAGAAGTTACATTTAAACCTGTTCTAGTGTCATCTGTAAGTACCCAAGCAGTACCATTGAATATATATAGCTTATTATTGTCATTTGTGTCGTACCATAGTGAGTTTGCGGGTAATCCACTAAGTGTAGGTGGATCATCTTGCTTAAAAACCTTAGGTCTTAGTGCCAATGAGGCTACATTGCTTGTTATATTGTTTTCGTTTGTAGAAATTCTAGGGTCGTGTGTTGATGCCCATGCCCCACTGGTTAATACATAGATCCTATTTCCATCATTTGTATCATACCATATTGACCCATTAGCCACTCCTGTGACAGATGGAGCATCATCTTGTCTAAATATAGCTGGTTTGGCAGCAATACTTGTTGTATTTGTGTTTACTGTAGATGTTAGGTTAGTTAATTGTGAAGCTGAAGCATAGTTTTCGCTTGTAGTAGCGTCTAATACTAAGTTTGCAAATGATTCTGAGAATGCTGTTATGTTACCGGCACTATTAACAGTACCAAATGACGATGCTAAGTTAAGTGAGAAATTTGCATTGGAGGATATATTAGTTGTATTTGTAGTAATAGTAGCATTTACTGAAGCTATTGCTACTGAGTTATCTGTAATAGTACTGGAATTCTGAGAAATATTCGTAGTTATCTGAGCTAGGTTATAGTAATCCCCATCTTTAAAACCTCCATTTGCAAAGTATTTTGCTAAATCCCTTAGTTTAAAGTTCTTTGTTGCATACCTAGGCGTTCCACCCGGTAGGTTATTTTTTGTACCTAGATAGTCCGACCCAGCAATCAGGTCATTTTCGTTTATACTGTCATCTAAGCCATATGTTGAGATTCTAGCCATATCTATTCTTTTTTAGTACCTTTACCGTGGTTACCTCTGTTTTTCTTTACAGATACGAATTTACCTGTCTTGTGATCGTAATCTTTACCTTTGATACATTTACCTTTCTTTATAGCTGCTCTACGCTTTCTTTGATTCTCAGCTTTCTTTCTTCTCCTGTCCGCTGTCATTGCATATCTCTTATCTCTTGCTTTCTTAGCAGCCTTTGCTTTTTTACTTAGTTTTTGTGCCATACTTTATTATTACGTGACGAGAGCTACTTATTAAGTATACATTATTAGCTTGTGTCGCATATAGAGGTTATGGGTTATCTTACCGTATTTACCCTAACCACTCAATAATAAAACCCATTCCATTTACCCCACCCCCCCACCTTTTTCCCTGATACAACCGAATGTTTTGCCTTTTCCTTTTGATCTAAATACGGAACGAACTGGATAATATGAGTGTAAGTAATTAATAATAATAAATAAATAATACAATCATGAAAAGAATTTTTAACCACGTAACACTATGGAGAGTATGGGAGTTGTTCCTTAACGCAGTCGTAATCGGAATGACAGCATTAGCATTCACTGGCATCATCGGTATCATCATCCAGATAATCGCTGACCCATCAATCATGGACAATGCTTCCTTCGGTATCTATAACTAATAGTAAATACGAATGACAACGGATAATAATAATGTAAGTAACTAATAATAAATAAATAACTATGTATAATCAATCAGCTTTAATCAGAATCTCTAAAAAACTTTACCCTTCTAAGAATGTCTTTCAATTGACTAAAGAAGAACAAAGAAAGGTTCTTGCAATCTACAGAGAGTTTTACTAGAAGCTATTGTAAGTGGGCGTTGACGATTCTCTCCACTCTAAACAAAGTTGAATCTATCAAATGACATAAAGGTTAATGTGAGTTCGATTCTCACCATGTCAACTAAATTAAAATTAATACTATGAATAATAAATTAAACTCAGCAATTGCTAAACTATCTAAGAAAGAATTAGCAGACATCTTCCCACCAATTACAAGAAACAACTTTGTTGTAAGAGATAACTGGTTAGGTAGAAATCAAATCATCACATTCACTAACAATAAGAATCAAAAGATTACTTATAATCATGATGAAGTGTTAAAAGTAATGTTACCTAAACTTCAATTAATGCCATGTTGGATTAAAAGAAAGTACTGGTCTCAATCAACTGACATGCCAAAGAATGTTAGAGATGTAGTAATTGAAAGAGTAGATTTAACTAAATAGGTCTACTCAAACTACCACACTGTAGAGGTATGGTGTATAGCATACTGTGTATAGCACCACCTAAATTCCTTAATATCTTAGTAAACACAATAAAAACAGTGACATTAGCTACCTACTATTAAACCTTATATACCTAGTGTCATACTTTTTTTTAATTCACTCAAGTAGACAGTGAGTGTTACATCTGTAAACTATTTCACATTAGTAAACAATTTACCTACTTTTACTTATAAACTAAATACGAAGTGTTATGGATAATATAAGTGTAAATAAATAATAATAATATGAAAGAATTTTACTGGAATATAGAAACTTTAGAATACTACTCCACTCACCAAAACGAAATAACTAACTTCGTTAAATTCGAATGTGATTTGGAAGATGGTGAAACTGAAGAAATGTTAATAAAAGATTTAACTAAACAAAGTAAACAATACTATAAAAACTTAATAAATAATAATACATTAAAATACAGAAAAATATGAAATTAGTAAACATTAATAAAAACGGTACATTAAAATTTGAACTTAAACCAATAGTAAAAACAATATACTATAACGGTGAACCAGTTAGAGAAGGTGTAGTAAAACATGTCTATAGTTATAATAGTGGATATGTAAGAATTGAAGGAAATGATAGACTTTACCAAATAAATAAAGTAATAAAAATAAAACCTAATACTAAAGGAAATTACTATGAAATGTACGAAAGAGTATTATTAAAAAATCCTCAAGAAAGATATAAATACCTAGTAGAATGGGTTGAACGATTCTACCAAAGAAATACAGTAACAATATGATATATAAAGATAACTACGGAAATGATCTTACTTGGGCAATAGGTATGCAAATGGAAGATAAACTAACTAGAGAAGATGTTCTAGGTATAATTGAAACTCATGAAGTTTGCAATGAATATAGAGTAAATGGTAAACTATACGGACACTATACAGTTGACGGAAAACTTACAAACTAAATACGAATTTAAATGGATAATATAAGTATGAAAGTAAATAATATGAAAGAACTACTGAAATATGTAGAAGAAAAGAAGAGAAAACAAGCACATTCTCATTATGAAGTAGCAAAAGTATTTGGTCCTTGTAGTGGAATGGGTAACAGAAGATACAAAGTACAACAAAAAAGTACTTTTAGAAAAGGAAAATCATATGCTTACACTGGTAGGTGGAATGATTACAGAATAAATACGAACAAAATCGGATAATATAATTGATATGAATAAAGAATATAAATACAGAAAAGTACCTTACACTTACCACGAGTGGACAACATTCGACGGTAGATTAGCAACAGGTTATCATTGTGAAGACGAAAAATTACTCGATGGCTTGAATACTGTATCATTCGGTGCTATAACTATCACTGAGATGCAAGATAAAATCGATAATTATATTGATAATAGAAAAGAAAATTTAAAATGGCAAGCACAATATGACAAAGCAGAAGCAGAATACTACGAAAAGTACGGCACGGTCGGTGAATTTTAGTCACAAACCATTGTTTACTTTCACAAAAAGTGAAATTCAAAGAGTTGAAGACGCTCATTGGATAAGGTATAACAAAAATAATGAAAAATATGTAGAATTTGGTGGGTACAGATACACTGCCTCTTAAATAAATAATATGGAATTTAGAACATTTACAAGATACAAACAAAATTTAAGACAAGTAGGCGATAAGATATTCTCTTACTCTACAAATGTAGCAACTGTTGATTACCCAAATTTAATACAACACGGTTGGTGGAGTGTAACAACTCAGAAACATATAAACTATGTAGCAAACGAATTAAACCTTAAAATAGTTAAAGATTATGAATGAAATGTTAAAAGAAATCTCTTTCCAACTAGGTTGTGTCGAGAGAGAAATGATCGATAAAGACGATTTTATAAACGCAATGCAGGAAATATATGCATTCTATAATAAATAAATTATGAGTAAAATGAAAGAATTAGATGCAATTGCTGACGGAATTGCAGAAGTAACAAAAGAATTAATGTATGATAGTAAACATTGGCAATTGGAAGACTACCCACAAGACGGCGATGAGTATAATGCTATACACTCGCACGTTATGGAGTTAGCGATTACCAAAATGTATAACGAAATACAATAAGTGAGGTTTAAGGTTGGAAGGACGAGTAGCTTAATTAGGTAGATTTGAAGCTGACCACTTGTTGGTTATTTGATGGATTTCTACACATAAGTGAATTGCCAGAAAGACAGGATAAACAGAGAAAAGAGTATAAGTCGTTCCCGAAACCCGGCCCACCGGAAATCGGGGCATCTCTAACATTCCAGTACTGTCCGCCTCACTTTTTATATACGAGGGCACGTTCGTTGGGTTGATCACCAACGGAGGAAATGAGTGGTTAGGTGGGAGTGTCCTCTTAACATAGCGCTGTAGAGCAGTGGCCAGCTCGTTGGGCTCATAACCCAAAGGTCGTCGGTTCGAATCCGGCCAGCGCAACTAATACAAACTAAATACGAATACTAATGGATAATATAATTGTATGAGAAAATGCAAATGCAATAATATAATACCAATAGGTAGAGTCAAGCTAGGTTATAATACCTGTGTTAATTGTAGTACAACACAACAATATAGTTATGTACCAATTATCGCAAACAAACAAGTACTCGAAGTACAGATCGTTTCGCAAGAAGTGTCGGCCTCAGTACATAAAGCTTGGCGTAGAAAATAAATAAAATCTATGGGTGAGGACCAATTCGGGTCTTTAAAAGTCTAGGTAGCGTACACTTGAACTGCTGAAGTGATTAATCAGTGGCGTGTAAACGGGAGCAGACCTGCCTCACCTTTTTAGGGCGTGAATTGGTTAGATTAAAATTAAGGGAGAGTATACTCGCTTATAATAGCAACCCAGCTAATTTTAATAACGCAGGTTCGAATCCTGCCACGTCCACTATGGAACACCCAAATGCAAAGAAACATTTTTATGTGTCAATTCTGAAGAGTATAGTAAGAATTGTCGGGTATGCACTACTACCATTCAATATTGTAGTGTCTTGTATTGTACTGATAATCAGCGAGTTAATTGGTATATATGAGGAAATGGTTTAACGAACTAAATACGAAACAAATTGGATAATATAATAAAATTAAATACAATATGACAAAAATTAAAACCGTCTACGACATGTTACTGCCCGACGTTAAAACAGGATTGCAAGAGAGTGCTAGAAAGTACGGCTCTGCTAAAAGATTAAAATACACACTAATGTCTAAAACTATGTGGTCCGATCTAACTATAACCGAAGCTAAAGATTTAATTGCTTTTGGTAATATAGATTCTTGGAAACTAGATAGCTTCAGCTTTATGTACGGTAATAAAATAGTAAAATGAGTCTCAATACACGAGCTTACGATAAAGTCTATGCTAAAGTAAAAGCAATAGAAAACGAGATAAAATCCGATCAATACAATATTGATAATAAAATGGTTACTAGGTTTATACCTATGGAATTACATTTAAGTGTCCTTGAATATAAGAAGAGACAGAAAAAAATATACGAATATATACTAAATTTAATAAATGAAAAAAGAGATAATTGAATACGAAGATGTCGTCGAATTCCTAGCGGATGATGGCATAATGGAAGAACCAGATATGAACTGGATTCTTGAATACATTGAAAGCGAATACGGTTGTAAACTAGACTATGAGTCTGGCTGGGCTAAAGGTGGTGAAGGATTACTAATATATACTGAATCAACTGCAGATAATTATGATGTATACGCTGTTACAAGCGATCATAATGGAGTTAAAGATTTTGGTAGTGATGTATACTACTATGTAGCTGGTGAAGAATTTTCTGAAAGAGCTTTAGAATCACTATTAAACTACCAAGACGTATGGATTGCCGATCATGTATGGGACGAAATGGAACCTGATTTTGATTTTACATTAGCAGAATGGTGGTCAGAAGTATATGAGGATTTACATTCTGAAAAAGTCGATGGATTAATCGAAGAAGGTTATGAATACCTAGAAGAAGGTGATACAATAAAAGAATAATTATGAGCACAAGAAACTGTACAATGGTTGTCAATAGGCAACACGCGGAAAATCATTCAGAAGGTTTTGCCGCTGATCCGTGTGTATACGCGGACAATAGCTATGTAAATATGTATATACACCATGATGGTTATCCTTCATGGCAAGGTGTACAATTAGCTCAATGGTGTAATGTTAACGCTAGACAAGACGGTGCTGCAATGGCTTCAAAATTAGTATACGATAATTACTATGACAGTTGCTATTTATATGCAGATCACCAACATATAGACCACCAATATACTTATATTATATGGACAGGTAAAGACGATATATGGATAAGTTGTTGGGACCAATATAGTAATGAAAATGTATTTGTATTAACACCTGATAAAATTATTCAAAAGTATTGGGAAGATTTAGAATATACTGATTTTGAAAAAGGTGAAACTAGATTCATGAAAGGTAAATGCCAAGATTTAGAATACCATAGTAATAAATTAATGGAATTATTAAAAAATATTGCAAACTAAATACGAAATAGTATGGATAATATGAGTGAAGAAGAGTACCAAGAATTATATGATCGTATTAAACAAGATTTATACGACGAATTCTTAAACCCTGAAACAGCTACTTATGGAGCTGATGTCTTGCGACAAAAGGAAGATAAAGGATTAATAAAATTTGCTACTTCCGAAAAAGAAATTATATTAGAAGAAATAAACCAGCTTGAGCTAGTGATGAAAAGATATGAAGAAGATGAAGAGTATGAGCATGCTGCATTTATGAAGAAAAGAATTGAAAATTTAAAAAAGAGATTATGATAAAACCAATGTTAGCCCACAAGTTTGATATCGACAGAGTTGATTATACACAAACTGAAGGGTATTATATACAACCAAAACTTGATGGCGTAAGATGTGTCTTTACAAAAGACGGTGCATACTCGCGTAACAATAAACAATTTATGAATGTTGAACATATTGAAATGGCACTTAAGCCTTTCTTTGATCAGCAACCTGATGTAATACTAGACGGTGAGTTATATAATCATGAGTTAAAACATGATTTTGAAAAAATTATATCTCTTGTTAGAAAACAAAAGCCAACTGATAATGATAGGTTTGAAGCGGCGGGTATGGTACAATTTCATTGCTATGATTACTTTGATAATGTATTGTATGATAATTACAAAACCCGAATGAATAATTTAGTTGCCTCTGATATATATTGCGATTGCGTTAAATATGTACCTGCTTATAAAGTACATAAACACGAGGAAGCATTGAATATGCACCATGACGAATTCCTAGCTAAAGGCTACGAAGGCTCTATACTACGTGACGGTAGCGCTATATATAAACACGGTAGATCATATGGATTAATGAAGTTTAAAGATTTTTCCGATACTGAGGCAACTATTGTTGGCTATGAGATTGGCAAAGGCAAACGTGAAGGCACTCTCGGTAAGTTCTTTATGATGGATGATGACGGTAACAAGTTCGGTTGTCCTCCCGGTAAAGGTTTTACTTATAAAGATATGGCTGATATGCTTAAAAATATCGATAGTTATATTGGTAAGAGAGCTACATTCACATATTTCCAGAGAACTAATGCTGGAAGCTATAGACACCCATTATTTAAATGTATTAGAAATTATGAGTAAATTAATATGGCAATTATACAACGATAATATGATCTCAGAGGAGGTGGCAAACCTCTTATTAGACAAACACTATAATAGATTAAACAATAAAAGATATAAATGAATATATTTTATTTGCATAAAGATCCCTATAAAGCGGCAAGCTATGTTTATGATAAGCATAAAGTTAAAATGATCTTAGAGTCTGCCCAAATGCTTTGTACGGCCCACAGATATTATGGCAACGAAGACGTGCCTTATAAAACTGCACACTTAAATCACCCATCAAGTATTTGGTGTCGTGAAAACAAAAATCAGTATAGATGGTTATACAATCACATGTTAGGTTTAAGCGACGAGTATACTGCACGTTATAATAAAAATCATTTAACGATAATTAAATGCAAAGAAGTATTAAATAAATATCCTCCCAACATACCTGCTGGTAAATTTAATCAACCACCACAATGTATACCCGATGAATATAAAAGTACCGATGCTATACACGGTTACTGGAGGTATTATATACTTGATAAACATAAAATTTGTAATAAAAATGAAACACCTTATACTTTTGACACTATTCCTGAAGGAGTTAGTGACCGCCACAGTATATCATGCGGTAATTGAACAGACAGACAGCACTCCATTCGTCACTGCCTCTATGAAACACATAAACCCTGATAATCCAGCGGGTCATCGGTGGATAGCAGTTTCACGAGACCTTGAAAAGTTGGGTTATACGTTTGGAGCTACCGTCTGTGTAGAGGGAATAAATAAAGAATTTGATGGTGATTGGACTGTGCAAGACAGAATGAATAAACGTTTTACTAAACGAATTGACTTTCTTGTTAACCAAGACACTATGGGAAAATGGACTAACGTAAAAATAGAACTAAATGAGTAGAACAACACAAAATGCAAAGCATTTAATTAAAGTAAATTATTTGGGAGTTGCAGATAAAATTAAACAGTTTAGAAAGCCGAGGAGGGCGACGAAAGCTAGAAAATAATAAATAGTAAGAAGCTAATGTCACAAGGAAGAAATTTAAAGTGGCTGGACAATAAGAGGGTAATTTATTACCGTAATCCTATTACCGACCTACCATCTGAAAGTACTGATCTATATGATTACTACGGGGAAGGTACGTTTGAATGCTATAGTTTATTTAGAAGCAAAGCAAAAATAACCACATACAAATCATTGAAGTGGCATTTGCATGTTTTATATTATTTAAATTATGATGGCATTGATGGAGATGAAATATCTTTAGAAGATGATATGCGATACATCTTTAAATTTATTGCCAATAAAGAAAATGGTTTTGTCACTTTCTTTATAAAGCAGAATTTACTTAACAACATGATAAAAGAAGTATTTAGCGCTGGTGATACTCCTCCACGAAATAGAAGACGTAGAGTAATATTTAAACCGGCTGCTTATCATTTAACATTAAGTGAAAAATTAAGTATTGTAGGAACATTGATTGGTAGAAGTAAAATGGTTACTCAAGATATGATCTATGATGCTATGTTAAGTATAAACGAAAAACAAGATAAGATTACTTATAATAAATTAGCTGATTATTTTAAATGTTCAACCCGAACTATATATAGAAATATCGGCAAACAATTAAAACTCGAAAAAGAATTATTAAATAAAGAACTATGAAAACAATAAAATTCAATCATGAAAAAAAGACTGCTCAAATTGAGACAGATAATGGGTATAAAACTCTTACTAGATTAAATAAAAATGTGGAATATACGGATTATTTAAGCTGGTATACTATTAACGATAGAATATATATATAAAATGAGAAAATATAATATAGCTAATTATGTTAGGTATAAAAAAGAAGTTGAAGCACAACTTAAAAAAGTTAGAAAACCTATTGAAGGTGATTACACATATTTAAATGATGATGAAATCAAAATTAACTTTTTACCTTTAGTTGAAACTTTAGCAAGAAAACAATCTACGTCAGATCAAGCCTCAGGTGTATTAAGTATAAATGACTTATTACAAGAGGGATCCTTAGGATTATGTGCTGCTGTATCAAAACTTGATAGAGATCTTTTAATTAAGTCTGAGGACCAAGAAAAAACGTTAAAGTCGTTTCTATCAAAAAGAATAAAGGGAGCGATACGAAGAGCCGTAGATAACTGTAGGGGCGATATAAGAATACCAGAACATAAACTAAATGAAATACGCAAAAATCCTAAAGATGAAAAGATGGTTGCTATGTTTTTTAATAGTGTATTTTCTAGTATTGATGCAAAGCCACCCGGTGATGATGATAATATGGCTTACCAAGTTATAGATAAATCAGAACCATATAATATAACTTTACTTAATACTTATTTGTTAGGATTAATGAGAACACATTTAACACCTGTTCAATATGATGTATTAAGAATGAGTTATGGACTAGACTGCGATAAGCTTTCAGCAAACGATATTGCGGTCAAACTAGGAATCAATGTGAGCACAGCGCATGTACGTATTTCCCAGATAAAACGGGATGCTATACACTGCCTGATAGAGAACGTAGATAGTTCACAAGTACTTGATTACCTGTAAGTTACGGTGCAACACACCGCTTAAGTTTAATTTAAAATATGTAATTATATTAGTATGACCATAAACCAAAAATTGTCAACCATTCAGACAAAATTTAAATCGAAGAAAAGTAGATTTAACTCATTCGGCAAGTATTACTTCAGAAGCGCCGAAGACATTCTCGAAAGCATAAAACCCTATTTATTAGAAATGGGAGTTGCAGTTACAATTAATGAAGAGTTAATTGAAAATGAGCCTATGCCTATAATTAAAACAACTGCGAAGTTAATTGATGAAAAAGGTATGGAATTATCAGCTGTTGCAATAGTTGGTGTGGATCTTGCCCAAAAGGGTATGCAGACTCCACAACAATTTGGTAGTGCATCGAGTTATGGTAAGAAGTACGCATTGGGTAACTTATTATTAATAGATGATACTCAAGATAGTGACGCAACAAATAACCACGGAAAAGGCCAAACGTTGACGAATAAACCAAAGTTTAATTCAACAAAACAAAAATTGGCTGATATACAAAAAGCTATAAGCTATATTAAATCAGGTGGTAAAATTGAAGCTATCAAAGCTAAATATGATCTGACTCCAGCACAGGAGACAGAATTAACAAAAGCTTAATATGACAAAAGAAGAGATTATTGAAAAATTAAGGGAAGATGAACATTATTATGGAGACTTTGGAAAACAATACAGAAGTAATAGTGACATATCAACTTTATTAAATAATCCTTTAGCACTTGGAGAACAATCCAAACCAAGTCCAGCATTTTTAGTTGGTGGTTATTTTCATACCGCAATACTTGAGCCAGATAAGCTTAAGAAATATAAGGTAATACAATCAACAACAAGAAATACAAAAGCTTACAAAGAACTGTCAGGAGGAGAATTATGTTTATTACAACATGAGGTCGATAAGATCGAAATAATGACAGAAAAAATAATGGAAAATGATATATGTCGCGGTTTAATACGTGGCATTGATGTTGAGTATGAAAAGCCCAATATCACAGAGCTCGAAGGTCTTTTATGGAAAGGTAAAGCAGATATTGTAAATCACGATGAGAAGTTAATCATAGATTTAAAAACTACCAAAGACATAAATTCTTTTAAACGCTCCGCCTACCGCTGGAATTACGATTCTCAAGCATATATCTATAGTAAATTATTTGGGTACGAATTTGTATTTATAGCAATGGATAAAACTACTCATCAAATAGCAGTTATGGATTGTTCACCTGAATTCTATGAATCAGGAAAAGACAAGGTAAAGAGAGCAGTAGAAGCTTACGATTTATTCTACAAAACAGATGGATTTGATCCATCACAATATTTTATTAATTTAACACTTTAATTTTATTAATTATGCCTAGAACTAAAACTAGAACCTGTTCAGTAACAGGAATGAAAACAAGTACTAACAACTTTTATGCAAATCAAACGCATGTTAAAGCTGTAGATAACTTAAGAAGAGTCACTGGTGCAACTAAAAATCAGATGACTAGAATGTTTAACCAAATACAAACATATTAAAACATGGCAAGTATAATAGCAACAAGTATTGACCTAACGAAAATACCTAAAGATAAGATTATCGAAGGTAAAAAAGGGAAGTACTTACCTATTACTGTTACTATCAACGATGAAGTTGATCAGTTTGGAAATCAAGGGCCTGTGGTTGTTCAACAATCAAAGGACGAAAGAGATGCCAAAACTGAGAAAGTTTATCTTGGTAATGTAAAAGTAGTATGGACCAACGGTGATAATGTGGACGTAGCACCAAGGGATAATGCCCCTGCCGCTGCCCCTCAACAATCACAACAAGCAGTTAATGATTTACCATTCTAAATAGTTAATTAATGCAAGTAAACAACACGGAGATTAACGGATTTTTAATCGACCAGTTCAACCAGCACGATTTAAAGGTTGGTGCAACGCAGGGGATTTGTCCCCTGTGTTCATCTACACGTAAGCCTGAAAACAGGAAACAACAATGTGCTAGTTACGATTGGGAGCGTGGGCTTGGTACTTGTCATAACTGTGATTCGACCTATCAATTACATACATATAAACGTAAAGGTGAAACTGTACGTGAATATGTGAAACCTGATTTTTCTACCAAAACGCATAAAGCACCCGGTAGTAAAGTAGTTGAATGGTTTAAAACAAGAGGTATATCTCAGAAGACTCTCGAAGATTTAAATGTCTCCGAGGGTCCTGAGTTTATGCCACAAACCGGCAAGTCCGAGAACACAATAAAGTTCAATTATTTTATGGGCGGCGATTTAATTAATATTAAATACCGCGATGGAAGAAAGAACTTTAAATTATTTAAAGGAGCTGAAAAGGTCTTTTATAACATTGATAGCATAGTGGGTTATGATACTTGTGTTATCGTTGAAGGTGAAATGGATGCATTAGCATTTCATGAAGCTGGAGTAACCAATGTAATATCTGTACCAAATGGAGCTACATTAAATCATAACAATTTAGATTATTTAGATAACTGTATAGATTATTTTGAAGATAAAGAAAAAATAATATTAGCAGTTGATCAAGATGAAGCGGGTATAGCATTACAGAATGAATTAATTAGAAGGTTAGGAGCAGAGGTTTGTTACTTAACTAATTTTATAGATTGTAAAGATGCTAATGATTATTTACTTAAATATAGTAAAGACGATTTAGCTAAAACAATTAATGAATGTAGGCCAGTACCATTAGAAAACGTAACAACTTTTAAAGATATAGAACATGAAGTTACAGACTTTGTACAAAACGGTTTCAAACGCGGGTACCAAATTGGTATACCTAACTTTGATAATATTTTTAGTACTTATACTGGTCAGTTTATCACTGTTACTGGCATACCATCTAGCGGAAAATCAGATTTCGTTGATCAGATGGTAGTTGGTTATAATAATAACTACGGCTGGAAAACAGCATTTGCATCTCCCGAGAATGCACCTACGTATTTACATGCACATAAAATAATGCGTAAAGTATGGCAAGACATGCCTAGAAAATCAGATATTGGTACAGCTAAATGGAAACAAGTAGCAGATCACGTTAACGATAACTTTTATTTTATCGATATGGAACGTTATACTTTAGAAACAGTATTACGTAAAGGTGCAGAGTTAGTTAAGCGTAAAGGAATCAAATGTTTAGTTATTGATCCATTCAATAAGATTAGAGACGTAGACTGTAAAACTGAAGATGTAAATAGATATACAATGGAATACTTAACAAAGATTGAAACCTTTGCTAAAAAGTTTGATGTCTTAGTATTTATTGTAGCTCACCCTACTAAAATGTATAAAGATAGTAATGGTAAGATTGAAGAACCAACAATGTATAATATTAAAGGTGGAGGTGAATGGTATGATGCATCTTATCATGGGTTATTAGTGCATAGAGATTATGAAGCCAAGACTGTTAAAGCAAAAGTTTTAAAAGTTAAGTTTCAAAATCTTGGTGAGAATGGAGCTGAAGCTCATTTTAAATGGGAACCTAGATCAGGTTGTTTTATTCCACACGAAGTTCAAAGCTTAGAAGATGAACCAATGCCCTGGGATTAATGAAAAGTTTATATAAAAGAAGAAAACCAAATTACCTTCCGCCATATTTGCCAAACCCGGAAGAACAAGAGTGGAAATTATTTTGTACAAGAAACAATATAAGGATATCACCTTGGGCAACATCATTAGATGGTGAATGGAAGATATGTATAAACTTAGGGCCATATAAAAGGGGAGAAAAATGTAACTTTGCTCCGTCAATTTATGACAAGCATACATTATGGCCAGAATATTATAGAATGTGTAAATATTATTATGACAAATATAGAACAACAATATAGAGCTTTATTAGCAAGTCTATTACAGTCTGCTCCTGAAAAAGAAGACAGAACAGGTGTAGGCACCAAATCAGTATTTGGTAGACAGATTGAACATGATATGTCATTAGGTTTTCCATTATTAACTGGAAAGAAAATGTATTTTAATCATGCTGTTACAGAATTGTTATGGATATTACAAGGAAGAACAGATATGGGTTATCTTCATGAGAATGGCGTTAGCTATTGGGATGATGACTATAAAAGATCTGGTAGACAAGATGGAACTTTAGGTCCTGTCTATGGCGCTCAATGGCGTGACTTTAATGGTTATGACCAGTTGATGGAGTTACTTTTTGCTATACACCATGATCCCTCATCTAGGCGACATATAATAAGTGCTTGGAGACCGGATAAATTAAAGAATATGGTATTACCACCATGTCATTATGCAATGCAAGTAAATATAAATAATGATAAAATGGATTTAATGTGGATCCAAAGATCTGCAGATGTATTCTTAGGTTTGCCATATGATATTGCAATGTACGGTTTATTATTAGAATTGTTATGTCATAATACAAAATACACACCTGGCAAACTTATAGGCCAACTTGGTGATTGTCATTTATATTTGAACCATACTGATGCAGCTTATTGTTATATATATAGAAATCCTAATTACTTTGATAAATTGCCTAAAGTTAAAATATCAGGCAAGGGATTTCAGTTTAAAGGTGGCAGAGAAAAGCCTGATGTAATAGTACCAAAAAAGAAACATATAGAATTAATTAATTATAAACCTTTGCCAGCAATACCGGCAAAATTAAACGTTGGAAAATAATGAAATATCATTTATATCACATTCCAGGTAAAAAAATCGGCGTTACACGTGATCTTAATAAAAGGGTTACGCAAACGCAGGGCTACAAGCCTGGAGAATATGAGGTTCTAGAATCTTCTACAGATATTGATTATATATCTAAGAAGGAAATAGAACTTCAACAGTCTTTTGGATATAGGAAAGACCATAAACTTTATAAAAATTTATTTAAAATGAAAATAAACGTAACCGAACAAACAACAACATTCCCGGTTCCAGTAACAAAGCTTAAAGAAACTTTGGAGAACCAAATTGGAATGGTCTGGAAAACAGGTTTTGGCAGAATATTATTATGTGCAGAACTAACAGACTGGATTACAAAAAATGCTCACGTATCAATGTACAATAGTGACAGAAGCTACGTATACAATAAAGCTGTATGGGAAGCATTCAATGAAATAAATAGCTTAGAAAGCTTAGAAAAAGACATAAAAAAATCTGAGTTAATGGACATAACCCATTTTGATTTAATAAGAAACTGGGCTGCTGAAAGAGGCATATATGAAAAAGGCAATAGTCATACACAATATGTTAAGCTTCAAGAAGAAGCTGGTGAATTAGCAAAAGCTTTACTTAATAAAGACAAAGCTGAAATTAAAGATGCTATTGGGGATATAACTGTTGTATTAACAAACTTAGCTTATCTTGAAGGTTTTACTATTGAAGAATGTATTAAAGCTGCATTCTCAGAAATATGTAATAGAACAGGCAAGATGGTTAACGGAACATTTGTAAAAGATGTGTAGAGATAAAATAATTGAGCGAGTAATTAATAAGATTAAAAGCCGCTCAGACGTAGGCTATAAAAAATATGGCGTAACGTTACACGAGGATGATCAGTCTTTAGATACATGGCTGACACATATACAAGAAGAGTTAATGGACGCTGTAAATTATATTGAAAAAGCAAAAGCTGTATTGACAGATGAGATAGAAGAAGTTGCTTTAAAAAGATTTTCAGGCGCCGATGATATAGAAGTTCATGAAGAAGAAATACTATAGAAGAAAAAAAAGAGGTCCTGTAGTTTCTAAAAAAGTTGAATACGATGGAATTAAATTTGCATCTGGCTTGGAAAAATATATGTATGTTGCTTTAAAAAATGCAAACATACGAGCTAAATACGAAGGCGAAACATTTGTATTATTAAATGGTTTTCATTTTGAAAACGAATGCCATGAAAGACAAGCTAATAGCAAAGGGTTATTTAAAAATAGAGGTAGTAAAAGAGTATTGCCTATTAAATATACTCCAGACTTTATTGGTAAAGACTTTATAATTGAAACAAAAGGTAGACCTAATGAATCTTTTCCAATGCGTTGGAAACTATTCAAAAGATTGGTAACTCAACAGTTCCCAAGTTATACTTTATTTAAACCACAAAATCAAAAAGAATGCGACAAGGTAGTAGAAATTTTACAGAGTCAGCCAAGCATTTAGCAAGACGTAAATATAAAGAACGTAAAATTGATACGTTCATTAAATGGACCGTAACTGCACGTGGGCATCTAAAGTGGAAAGACTTAGAATATATACATGATAAATACGGAATAAAATGCTATGGCTAAAAAAATAAATATATTTCAATATATAAGAAAAGCAAAAACAAAACGTCCAGGTTGTCACGCTAAATCTAAGACGTCAAATTTAAAATCAAGTAAAAATTATGTCAAAAAATACAGAGGGCAAGGGAGATAAAAATTGGAGTATGGCTCTAGGAGTATACCCAGGAATATTGTTTGGTGTTAGAACTTATGAAGGACCAACACATACACAAACAGTATTTTATCTACCATTTGTAGATCTCGCAATAGAAAAAGAAAATTAATATGGCAGCACCACTATTCACTGAAAGAATACCTTATAAACCTTTTGAATACCCAGAGTATTATACTGAAGGTTGGTTAAAACAGGCACAAGCGTTTTGGTTACATACCGAAATACCTATGTCTGGTGATGTTAAAGATTGGAATGAAAAATTAAATGATAAAGAAAAAAACCTTGTTGGAAACATACTACTCGGCTTCGCACAAACCGAATGCGCTGTCTCCGACTACTGGACGCAAAAAGTTGTATCTTGGTTCCCGAAACATGAGATTCAACAAATGGCAATGATGTTTGGAAGTCAAGAGACTATCCACGCAGTTGCATACAGTTATTTAAATGAAACATTAGGCTTAGAAGATTATGAAGCGTTCTTACATGAGCCCGCAACAGCCGCTAGGTTTGATAACTTAGTTGCTTATGAGGGTAATGATCCTGTAGGGATAGGTAAATCGTTAGCTACGTTTTCAGCCTTTGCAGAAGGCGTTAGTTTGTATTCTGCATTTGCTGTGTTATACAGTTTTCAAATGCGTAACTTACTGAAAGGTATTGGCCAACAAATGAAATGGTCTGTAAGAGATGAATCATTACATTCTAAAATGGGTTGTCAATTATTTAGACACATGTGTTCACAAATACCAGGATTAAAAGAAGAATGTAAAGAGCATGTATATGATGCAGCTTTAACGATGCACAATGCTGAAATGACTTATATATCTAAGTTATTTGAAATGGGTGATATTGAAGGTATAACAAAATATGACCTCCAACATTTTATTAAAAAACGTACAGGTGATAAAATTAAAGAATTGGGTTATAAAGCAGAAGGAAAATTTAAGTTTGAATATGACCAAAAGTCAATTGATAAAATGGCTTGGTTTGATCATCTTACCGGGGGTCACACTCACACTGATTTCTTTGCTGTTAGGCCGACTGACTATAGTAAACCGAATGAAGGCGAAGATTTTGAAGATATATGGTAAACTATAAAATAAGAAAATTTCTTGTTGAAAGAAGAAGACAATTAAAACCATTAGAAAGAATGGCTACTCGTATTGGATATATGGGTGCTGGTTTTTTAGTGGCAGCGCAATGGACTTTAGAACCTATGCTATACATAGTAGGTTTTATTTGCGTCATGATACAGACTGGATCAAGAAAACAATGGAACTTAGTAGCATTAAATCTTAATGGTTTATTTGCTTGGATAAAACATTTAATAACTATATAATATGTGGAATAAAGATTGGAAAAAAGGTATTGATTACCCTAGCTGGGGAGATACTGATGTTTACAAAAAAACTATAACTGGTGGTTATTTATTCAATGGTGAAACTCCACGTGAAGCTTATACACGTGTTTGTGTTGCTGTAGCTAAGCGTTTAAATCGCCCAGAATTGGCTGAAATCTTTTTTGATTACATATGGAAAGGTTGGCTATGTTTAGCTTCTCCTGTGTTGTCTAATACAGGCACAGATAGAGGTTTGCCAATATCATGTTTTGGTATTGATGTAGGGGACTCAATATATGAGATCGGAATGAAAAACCTAGAGATGATGCTACTCGCAAAGCACGGCGGTGGAGTTGGTATCGGACTTAATATGATCAGACCCGCTGGCGCAAATATAACTGGAAATGGAACATCTGATGGAACTGTGCCTTTTTGTAAAATCTACGATAGCACTATACTCGCGACGAATCAAGGATCTGTCCGAAGAGGAGCTGCAAGCGTTAATATTAATATTGATCACCCCGACTTTGAAGAGTGGTTGGAAATTAGAGAACCTAAAGGAGACGTTAATCGTCAGTCGCTCAACTTACACCAGTGCGTTGTGGTCGGCGACAAGTTCATGCGAAGACTTGATGTCGGAGATAAAGATGCGAGGAGGTTATGGGGTAAGCTACTTCAAAAACGTAAAGCAACTGGAGAACCTTATATTTTATTTAAGGGAAATACAAACAAGGGTAACCCAGCAGCTTACAGAAAGCACGGCTTAAAAGTACACATGACAAACATATGTAGTGAAATTACATTACATACTGATGAATCACATTCATTCGTTTGTTGTTTATCATCGTTAAATATAGCTAAGTACGATGAATGGAAAAACACAAATCTAATATACGATAGTATATGGTTTTTAGATGGTGTCTTAGAAGAATTTATACAAAAATCAAAAGGTAAAGTTGGATTTCATAATTCAGTAAGATCAGCTGAAAAAGGAAGAGCATTAGGATTAGGAGTTTTAGGTTGGCATACATACTTACAAGAAAAAGGTTTACCTTTTGAAGGATTATTATCACAATATGAAACAAGAAGAATATTTAGTCAAATTAAAATTGAATCGGAAAGAGCGTCTATGGCATTGGCTGAGGAGTTCGGGGAACCCCTTTGGTGTCGCGGCTCTGCTATGCGTAACACTCATTTACGCGCTATTGCTCCTACTGTCAGCAATAGCAAACTTAGTGGAAATGTTTCCCCAGGTATCGAACCTTGGGCTGCAAACGTATTTACTGAGCAAAGCGCAAAAGGCACGTTCATACGGAAAAACCCTACGCTTAAAAAAGCTCTAAAGAAACATAAACTTGACAACGAAAAAATCTGGAACAGAATCTTAAAAGATGGTGGTTCAGTACAAGGTATAAAAGCACTTGATAACATTATGATAGGTAAGTATAATGATATACCTTTAAAAGAAGTCTTTAAAACATTTAAAGAAATAAATCAATTAGAATTAGTTAACCAAGCTGGTATACGTCAACAATATATTGATCAATCAGTTAGTTTAAACTTAGCCTTCCCGGCTGTTGCATCTCCTAAGTGGATTAATAAAGTTCATATGGCTGCATGGAAAAAAGGGATTAAAACATTATATTATATGAGAACCGAATCTGTGCTTAGAGGCGATATTGCTGAACAAGCTATGGATGAAAACTGTTTAGCTTGCGATGGATAAAATAACAATAGAACAAATATTAGAACCGGTAGGTGTTGCAAACTTCTTTAAAAATTATTGGGGTAAAAGACACTTAGTTATTAGAAGAAATAAATTTAAAGATTTATTCACGTGGGATGATTTTAATAATTATTTAAATAGATATCCACACGTAAAAGGTTTACAAATTATTGATTATCGTAAAAAAGGCGATGGTCGATGGTGTTTAGATAAAGTACGAAATAAGAAATTAAAAGAGGTGTTTTTATCTAAAGAAGACATGTATAAACAATGGGCCGACAAAAATAGAACTTTTGTTATTCCATTTGTTGAATATGAAAAAGAAGGATTAGTTAATATATGCTTTGAGTTTGAAAAGTATTTTGGTCCTGGGCAAGCTAACGTGTATGCCTCGCCTAAAGCTAATTCAAAATCATTTCCAGCTCATGCAGATGGAACTGAAAACTTTTTATTCCATACACAAGGTAAAACTAAATGGACAGTGTATAAAGAGTTTGCACCTAATAAACCAACTGAAATAGCAGAAGAGTTTATTTTAGAACCAGGTGATTTGCTATACATACCACAATACCAATATCATAAAGTTGATACTATTGGGCCTAGAATATTAATTAGTATACACTTTAAGAATAAAGAAAACCAATCAATTGAAAAATTTAAAGTAACTACAAATAAACAAAACAAAAGACCCGTTTGGATTAATTGGGAACCAGAACAAAAACAAAAACCAAAGAGTCGAGCTAGACTCATGAATAAAGCCAATTGGTCTAAACCTTATTTTAATAAATTATGAAAGCAGGAAAAGTTTGGGGTGCAACAGAAATGATACACAAAAATGGTGTATTAGAATTCCACAGGATAGAATACAATAAAGGATTTAAATGTTCAGAACATGAACATAAATATAAATGGAACGGATTTTTCGTTGAATCCGGTGAAATGCTTATAAGAGTATGGCAAGATGATCAAGGTCTTGTAGACGAAACAATATTAAAAGCTGGTGATTTTACTATGGTAAAACCCGGTAAGTTCCATCAATTTGAAGGATTAAAAGACGGTGTAGCTTTTGAGTTATATTGGGCTGAATTTAATCATGACGATATTAACAGAAGAACATCAGGTAAAAAAATATAACATGAGAATATTTATAGGACACGACTCAAGATTTAAAGACGCAACAAAAGTTTGCGAAAAATCTATTAGAAATTACTGGCCAGACGCAGATATAACTTGGCTAAACAAAGATAAATTAAAAGAATCAGGCTTGTATGGCAGGGAAGATGTAGAAGGGGAATCAACTGAATTTTCTTTTACAAGATTTTATGTGCCTCTTTTATGTAATTACAGAGGGATAGCAATGTTTTGTGATAATGATTTTTTATGGAAAGGCGATCCAAGAGTAATAAGAAGGTATGTAAATCAAATGCAGCCTATGGCAGTTGTTAAGCATGATGACTATGAAGCTGAAGCAAATAAAATGGACGGTGTAAAAAATAAATCATACCCAAAAAAGAACTGGTCTAGTTTAATGTTATTTAGATGTAATGAATTTGAAAAGAAATTATCAAAAGAATATTTGGATAAAGCAACACCAGCACAACTACACGAATTCCATTTTATACATGAAGATAATATAGGTTCAATACCTAAAAAATATAATTGTTTAGTTGGACATTATGATTTAAAAGGTGCTAAAGCATTACATTATACAAACGGCGGACCTTGGTTTGATGACCATAGAGATGCAGAAGCTTCTGAAGAATGGTGGAGAGTATACAACAGTTTGTAAAAGATAAACGTATTATATTTGTCGGTAACTCTGTAGAGATTATGAATCATAAACTCGCAGAGTTTATTGACAGTTATGATATTGTAGTCAGATTTGGAAGAGCTATTGAGGCTAATGAGTTACAAGAACAGTCTTTAGGGACTAAATGTGACATATGGATAACTGGTCAATTTAGAGCCCCATCATATAATAGCGTTAAGGAAGAATTTGAATCAGGTAAATTTAAAAATACTGAAATTCTAATTAATAGATGTAGAGGTAATTTAATGTTGAAGGATTGGATATTGGAGGAGAGATTACCAAAAGATTTTCCCAAATATACAGAGATGTATTCTGATGATGAGTTGGTAAGTATAATGAAAGAGTTTGATAAAGATTTATTAGGTGTGAATGATTACAGACCTAGTGCAGGATTTATAAGTATTGTATGGTTTATTGATAAAATAAAGACATACAAAAGTATTGATCTTATAGGTTTTGATTTCTTTGCTAAAACTATAAATAAAAGACCACGTGATAAACGTGGCAAAGTAAGTAATTGTAATCCTCATAGTTGGCATCTACCAGTATATGTGTTAGATAGACCAGCACACGATAAAGATATGGAACAACAATATATGAGCTCTCTTAAAAGAAGAGGTATTATAAATTGGCATATGCTCAGTGATTTGAAAGCAGGCGAAGTACCTTACACTGGCTGGATGAATGGATTAAAGATTATGAAAACAGCTCCTAGATATTCTAAGATATCAAAAATTTTGCCAAAAGCTCAGCAATAACTTCAATACATAGTAATAATAAAATTGGTAGGATATATTCCCACCAATCATACTTTCCATTATTATTTAAATCAAAAAACTTCACTTATTTCTTTCTTCTTTTAAGTGCTTCTTTCCTTCTTTTTTCTAACAACTTTTTCCACTCTTCTATAGTGTAGACTTTTGTAGTTTTAGTATTAGTACATTTGTTCTTTTTAGTAACAAATACATTTTCTCTATTCTCAATTATTGATGTACTTATACATTTATCTTTAGGTTGTCTTTGTCTTTGTTGTGCATTTATATTCAAACTGAATATTAATACCATTAATACTATAATTTTTTTCATAATGTTAACATCTCCATCTACGTCTAGCGGCTTTGCCTCTTTCACCGGTCCAGCCTTTTGATCTAGCGCAGAATGATTTTCTTCTTTTAGCAGCTTTACTTCCCGGTTTAACTTTACCAGTAACTGCAGTTTTTAATTTACTTCCAGGGTTTTTCTTCCTATAAGCTCTTACACCTTTTTTAGTCATACCCGCACCTTCTTTTGTTGTACGAAAGTTACGACCTTTTCCTTTAGTAGTTTTACGTATAGCCATTATTTCTTAACACAGTTGTTTACCATTTTAAACTTACCACCTTTAGTTTTTTTACCACTAGGTGATTTCTTTTTTCCTTTAGCAACGTAACCTTTCCAACAGCTGGGTGCTTTTTTTCTTTTTTTCGCCATAATTTAATTATTTTAAAATATTAAAAATATAATTACTGCCGCTAGGCTTATTACCGCTAACTGTAATAAAAATTGTCCTTTAGTTACTTTTTTCATAATTTATTTTTTACCTTTTAAT